CCCAGTAACCGATTTAGGAGGATTGTTGTATCTAGGCCCGTTACCAATGACAAGTCTAGCATTGAAGTAAGTAAGTTTTCCATTGGAATAGAAGGGGAGTATAACATACCCAAAGTAATCACCTTTCGTGCAATACCCGATACCTTGCCTGGATAATTCATTAATGTCGAATCCACGATGTTTGAGGTAGTTCCTCGTGATTTTAGCAATATGACCTTCTCCTTGGTTAATGAGTTTAAACGATTCAGGTAAATATACTGGCTTGGCCTCAGATAATTCAACCTTCTCTTCTTTAAACTCGAGTTCTGTAAAATCTCCATGTTTTAAAAAAGTTATAAGTTCTGAATAAGTTTCTAGATCTTCTATGTCCATAACCATTTGAGCAGGAGATGGATGTTCATTACACCTAAAACAATTAGTTCTATATGTATTAAGATTAATTCCCATCTTTTGTTCCCTGTGACAGTATGGGCACACAGGAACTCGAAGCCAACCATTTCTATAAGGATAAGCTCCGAGTCTCTTTACAAAATAATTGTAAAGCTGATTTTTAAACTGTTGGGTTATTTTCATCTCTATCTAAAATCTTATTAGTCCACCTTCTTTGTAAATGTTCAAGCTTCTCTAAAGATAATGTTTTTAGATATCTTGGAGCTACCTCCATTATTAAATAAGAATAGGTTTTCTCCCAAGCTTGTTCTTCTGAAGATTTTGGTATAAGTATCTCATACCCAGGCATTTCATCATTAGCTGTACCATCTAATACAGAGAATTTTACCTTACGATAAAAGTTCTCAAGTTTAATCCATTTAGGACCTACACTTTTTACAAATTTAATTTCATCTCCATACCTTGTATCTGAAGTATGTAAGATTACCTTATCTCCTGGTTTTAATTCAGAGTATTTCATATTTAGATATCTCCATGATTTTGTTCTTTATTAGCTTCGGCAGCTTGCTTCTTTATTTCGTTATCAATAGTACTAGAATAGAGCTCATCATACTTTTTCCTTTGCTCCCGAGTAAATTCTACTGCTCTTTGTCTTTCTATATCTACTTTATATAAGGCTCTTCCAGTAGGTTTACCATCTCGCATAACGCAAAGTTCTAATCTCTGGATTCCATCTTTCTCTTCCTGTTCTGTACAGTTAAGACCAAATATTGCTACTGAGTTTCTTACTATATCTACGCATTTAGCAATATCATTTTCTTCATACCTAGTCTTACGATGTTTATAAGCATTACGAGTTACATGATTAGCAGTCCATATAATATCTAACTTTAATTCTTCAGCTAAATTCTGAGCATCTATGTAAGCATTACCTATACGTTCAAAATCATCTTTATCGCCATTAACACTAGCCATTTTAGCAAGGTAATCTATTATTACTACTTTAATATCAATTCCTTGAGCTTTGAGTTTAAGGATTCTATCTCTGATGTAGTTGCAGTCTGTAACCATAGCAGGTATACGCTCAACAACAAGTTCCACCCCGAACCTATTAAGCTTTCGCATATGTCGTTGTTCAAGTTTATCAAAGTCTCCGGAGTATATTTCCTTTTTGGTTTTATTAAGGGATGATTGTATAAATCTATCCATGATTTGTTCTTGTCCATTTTCTGTATCAATGTAGAGAACTGATTTCCGCATTTTAAGATACCCGATTGCGAGGTTAACAAGGAAGAAAGTTTTTCTGGCTTTTGGTTTATCAAGCAAAACTGCGACAGAACCTCTTGCGAAACCACCTGCATTTGTAAGCTCATTAATCTGTCTTGAGGGAGTTGGTATAATGTCTGGTTCTGCTTGACGTTTAAACTGTCTTTCAATAACATCCCTGATAAGGAAACTTGGTTCATCTTCCTTTTTTGGCTTAGATTTTTGTAATATCTTATCGATTTTTTTCGAGTAGGTTTCATATTGCTCAAAATTATCTAAATCAAACGAATCATTTAAGTTTTTCATCTCTACCCAGGTTGAAAACTGATAAATTTTTTCCTGTATATAATCTGAATCCTTAAGAGGTTCGTTATATAAGTTTTTAATTACCTTATTAATTTCTGGGATATCATCTTTAGTTACTAAATCTATATAATCCTTACCTTCTAGTAATTCTTTTATAACTTGTTTAAGAATATTCTCTGAAGGAATTCTTTTTTTCTTTTTGTAATAACTAAATATACCCTCGGCAATTATAGAATGTTCTATTAACACAAAATAATTAGGCTTTAACCTTTTTAAAGCAAGCCCTCCTTCTGGATCTCTAAGTAAATACTTTAATACTTCTGCTTGGAAATCGCAAGAAAAGGAAAATTGTACTTTCTGTCTCATACTTATTTACTTTCTGTCTCATACTTATTTTAATTTATATAATCATATATAGATCCTTAGTGTATATAAGTAATCGTGTAAACTAAGCTAGAACCAATCTACACATCCAGACTACCAACATAAGAAAAGTAGTTATTTATTTGCATATTTAAAATATTATTATTAATTTTGCAAAGTAAAATATAAATATAAACCTTTTAAACTAGGAGATGGTATGAAACTTGATAAAACCATAGGTCCAGAACTACATAGGATAAAACCTCTGGAGAATTACAACCAAGTAATCTTCAATAAACTTTATAAAATATGTAAACCGGTTATTAAAAACCTCGTTAAACATATAGATTATAGGAGATATAATGTATCTAAGGATGTAATAAATTCCTACTTTTGGGATAAGATGTTATTCTTATTTAACAGATACTATGAAGAAAGTGATGGTAATATAGAGTATTTAAAAGCTCATATATTAAAGGGTTTATCTACATATAAATATCACCTATTACAAGAAGCTTATACTGAAAGAGCAGAATATTTTCAAAACCTTACCTCATTAGATGTATTATATGATAATAATAAAGAGGATATTAATATAAAGGATGATGAAGATTATAAGTATAGGGAAGAGTTATTTGGTATATTATATAAGTATATGAATGACCACCTATCTCCTGATGCTATCTTAGTTTTTGAGTGTTTAATAACTCCGCCACCATTTCTACTAGAAAAAACAAATAATGGTAAAACACGGATAACTAATGCAATGTTAGTAGAATTTTTCAATTTACCAAAATGTAAAACCTATACACAATATATTTCTGATTTAAGGCATGATGTAGAATATTGGGAGAGTAGAGCTATACAAGATTTACAACACAAATAAAGGGTCCAGCCTTAGATTAACTTTAGCTGGACCCCGTCACAACCTTTAAATTATTATGGAAAACAAAGGCTTAATCTAGGGTTTTTATAATGAATGTTACTACGGTATAAGCAGGTTTATTATCTAATGGTTTATTACCACCAACCTTAGAAGTAAGGTAAGCTTTAGCAACACCCTGATTACCAGAACTACCTGCAGTACCAGTTACAGATTCAGAAGCTCCTGAATATACTTGTGGGAAACCAGTTTCAACACTACCAAATTTACCTTCACTATTATCATCTGCAGTATATACGTGATTATGTTGAGGTATATTGTTTATCTCAAGTGTAACTTTATTATTACCTCCAACAGCTCCAGGTTTATTAAACTCTGAATCAGAAGTACTTAAACCTATTGGGAATCTACCCATTAGATTAGGTTTAAGAATACTAGGATTATGTACAGAAGCTGTACCATCACATATTTCCCAACCATAAGGTATAGTAGCAGTAGAACCATACCACATTACTATAGTTCCAATCGGAACAGATACAGATACAACCTCCTCTTCTTCACTAGATTCACTTAACAACTTTCTTAAATACTGTGGGAAAGTTAAACTACCCATACCATCAAATACTCTATACAAGTACCTAAGTAAATCTTTGTTGAAATTAATATCAGACCATGAATAAGTTAGCTTCATAGGAAACTCTCCATCATAAGGTAAGATTATAAACTTCTGAAGATTACCAGTACCTGACATAGCATTATTACCAGTACCATATATACCTACCAAAGTACAATCACTCAAATTATTTGAGTCTATACCAGTTGCAGATAAAGCTGTACTAATTAGGTAGTTATAAGAAAGCTGTGAATCTTCTTGTGGTACCTGATTAATATCTATACCATCTATACTTCTTGATTCTAATGGTGTAGGGTAGTTAAAGTCTATAGATTTTTTGTATAACCTAAAAAATGAAACGTTTGACTGATTCCAATAAGCTTCATATATTATTGGCATCTCTACATTTACATCTTCAGAATAATTATGTCTAGCTAAAACAATTACTTCTGGATATGTACTTTGAGTATTTGAGATGTTAATAGTTAGACTATTAGCATTATTTACTTCTATATACCCATCCTTAGCTATAATACCAAAATTACCAGTAGCTCCATCAAAAGATTGTATCATTAATCTTCTAGAAGCCATTCTACTGTTAATTAGTTTACTAAAATGATCCCGGAAATCTTTAAGCTCAGTATCACCTGTATTTGGTAATGGCGTTAAAGTAATATTTGGGCCTGATATAGAAAACCCTGCATAACCAAATAATGGGCCTGGACCATGTTGTAAAGATATAGCCTCTGTAAGTTCCTTTGATTTTAATTGGCTCTGAAAGCCAAAATAAGTTTTAGTTGCCATTGTTATTTTCTTTATTTTTATTATTTTCGTACTGATTAGTAATATCTTCTATGGCAGATGCAAATTGCTTAAATCGCAATGTAAGAATAAATGCAAGCAATTTCCAGAAAGAATATTTAACTTTAATATCATGTAATTCTAGAATATGCCCATAAATACTATCAATTTCGAATCCATAGCATAATACCATAGCAGTTATAGCAGTTATTATCGGATCTATTCCGTAAGGTTCAGCTATAGCTTTACCTAAAGTTACACCTATAAATATGTAACATAAATAATCTACTATTTTATTAAAAGTTCTTCTCCCAGCCCTAGATCTTCTAACTTTTTCTCCTCTATACCTTGAAGCTGAAACTCCAAACCATAGGTCCGAAAAAATTAGTACTAAAGCCAAGAAAATCATCCATCTCATGTTATAAAGTAGACTTTGCCACTCTACTAAAAATCCTATTATCGCAGTTTTCACAGCAACGTTATTGTTATTAATTTCGTCCATAATGTTATTCGTTTTGTACCTTTACTGACCAATCCACATCTGAAGAAGTAGTAACTACTTGAATCTCCCTTTCAGAAACATCTGACCACTCCCAATTTAAATACTCATCTGATATACCATTATCTGTAAGTACTTTAAATGAAGCCATCAGATCAAGATATACCCATTGACCACCTTCAAACTTATATAGCTTGAAGTTATAAGTTCCAGCCTGATAAGCATAGAAAGCGTATGGTAACTCATGATATTCTAAGATTTCAGTACTATTTGGAGGTATTACTGTAACAGCTAAAGTTTCTTTAGTAAACTTAGCACTACTTACTGCATCTACCTTAGTACCCACTGCAGTACCTTGTAAAATAGCTAATAAAGGATCTACTATAAGCGAATATTTAATATCTTCTTTTACTTCTAAGTAAGCATAATTAATTACTTTAGTATCTACATCTAACTGATTCACTAAGAATAGGTATTTACCTGGTTCCTGAGGACCGGTAATGATTTCACCTAATTGGTATACTGATCCGGTGAATAACCATCTACCTGTATATCCAACTACTCCGGTATCACCTTTACCATAATCCCATTTATCATCTTCACTATTATACTCTCCTGGGAATCCCCAATCTTTAGGTATAGCTTCATCCAACCAATGTAGATTAACTATACCAGTATTAGGAGTAGTAGATTTTATTACTGGAGATAATACTGGGGGGTATGAAGCATCATTATCCCATTCAACTCCATTCTCAACTAACTTATACATATATACTCTAGTATAACCTATAGTATTATTAGTTAGTTTTAAACGAAATTGAGGAGTATCTATAGATGGATCATATCTAACTAACCTAACTGAATTCAGGTACTCATCATTAGTTTTAAACCAACCCCAAGTATATTTACCAGTAATTGGATCAATATCATAAACCTGACCAGCTGGTGAAGTCCAAGCTTTACTAATAACATCCACATCGAAATATAGGTTACCGTCAAACTTTTGAGGTATAACATAAGCATCTACAACTCTATAAGATGGAGTACCTGGCCAAGCATGATTCTTATCATGTAATTCAACACAATATAAACCAGGTGGATAATTACCATTTATATCATAAGAACCATCCCAAGAAAGTTGTATAGTACCTCTTACTTTATAATGAGGTAATAGATTACCCAGATCATCCACCAATACTTCTACATCAGCAGTATATGAACCTAAGGTTACACCTCTATTTGGAGTACCACCTCTGTATAATAATACTTCAAAATCAAAGGCATTAGGATCAACTATCTGTATATCTTGAGCCTCTACTATAGATTTATCTAAAGTAATACAAAAGTTGAATCCCCATGATACAGTTGTACCTGGTTCTGGTCTTCTAGGAATAAGTGTACGTATCATATAAGCCTCATCATCAGACTTATCTCCATCTTCTACCTCCAGGTAGTACTTAACATTATACTTATTAGATAGTACACTTACATCAATGTAATTACTGATTACATTATCTGGGTTGTTAGGATTAACACCAAAGAACCGATAATGGCCTGGGTCATCAAGTACTATTACATCTTCATTGTTCCAATATCTTGTTACTGGATTAGTGGTTTCTTTAATAAGCAGAGTATCCTCATGATCTAAGAAGGTTAGATTGCTAGTTACTTTCAACTTAATACTTGCAGTTGGATGTTCATTATCTACTACGTTATCGGTTGAACCTTCTACTAATGTTAAAGTCAAAACTTCTTTTACAACCTTTACCTCTATCTTAAACCTATACTCAGGCCTATCTAACATAGCAAATTCATAAATACCAGGATTAAATATGTGTTGAACATATACACATCTATTCCGGTAAGTTGAATAACTTACTGGGTTACCTTGTCTATTAGGTAAAGTAGTATTATTCCTACATAAAGTAAGATATTCTCCGGTAGTAAGGTTTACTACTTGTTGTGGAGTAAAAGTATCATCATTTGGGTTAGCATCATTAGTATAAGTACGAACCGAAGCTGATTGTACTATTACTGGTATATAGTCACTATTTATACTCAACTCATATTTCGATGATGGGTTTAAATGTTTGAATATAGTGTAATTAAATTCCTTTAACCAATTGGATATAATGAAAGTAGATATACTACCGTTACTCAGATTGAAATCTTCTTCACATATAACGCTAACCTTAAACTTTGGAAAATACAAACCATTACCACCTGGGTTCAAAGTAAATATATGACCATCTTCATACTCTACATCAGAATAATTAATACCATCAAAAGCTACAACAAATTTTTTCGGCTGGTCTTTTGTAAAAACTTGAGTAGTATCATTATCCTTTACCTTTACCATAAATTTTAATGGTAACCAACTAAAATTTCTTGACTGGTTAGCAGTTCTATAATAAACCCTATACCACCCAGGATATTCTGAAGAAGGTACAAATACCTTATCCGATGAAGTCCAATTTATTGGAGTTCTATTAACATAAACCTCTATTGACCTAGTAACCTTACTAACGTAATTATTACCTACATTAACATTATCCCATATTATATGTGGTCTAGTACCTATCGGTAAAAATAGATTAATAAGATTAAACATCCTATCCTGTAAACGCTTAAACTCATTAGAAGAAGTATTATATACATAATTACTCTTAAGTTTAAAGTTTACATTTACTATACTAGTACAGTTACTATGGTTATCTATTGTATCTTCATCTAGATTTAACCATTCTGAATCTAATTTTGTAGCTTCTGTCTTTACCTCAAATAAAGAATCAATTGAGCCAGCATAATCATCATCACTACCCCAATAATCTGTATTACTACCCCAGTAGTCTGCATCATCATTATCAACAGATGTAGTTTTAGGATAAGTACTACCATTACTAATCTCAACATCAAAACCATATAATCTAAGTAGTATTTCAAAAAATTTCTTAGTACCTCTTATAGAAAATAAAGCTACAGAGTATTTTACTAAAGCCCTTACCTGATTAATGTTCAGATTGTAATGATCTCCATCAGAATCTTTTCTATATATCCAAAGTCTACTTAAAGACTCTATAGTAGAATCACTATCAAAACCGTTAAAATATTGTTTCCATTTTTTAGGATCTATAGCCTTCGGATTGGCATAAGGCATAGATCCTAAAAATTCCCACAGATATCCTAAGTATAGTTCTGGGGTATTATCAATATCTATGATATCATCCAGAGTACTTATATCATTAATTATAATATTATCAAAATAAGCTCCAAATATATCTAAATACCTTTCTAAAAGACCCTTACCATTAACTTTATAAGTATCTTGCTCCTTAAAATAATAAGGAAGCAGATCTATAAGAGACCTTAAATTTATCATATTGTTTCTGTAATTTTAGCTGTTAAATCAGAATCTCTTGAGAATATTGGTACTGTGTAACCAGTATCAACATAATCACTATTAATCTGTGATACCGTGATTTTGAATTTATTACCAACTCTGCCTAAAGTAGAAGTTTGAGATGAGTTAAGTGGAGTTATTGTAAATGATATACCATGTATATTATCGGTTACATTATTACTAGAAATAGTTTCTATGTAACCCTCATATCTACCATCAGTAGATACTATGCTGGCTGTATTATTAGCCATCATAGTTATAATATAAGTAATAGACTGATCAGCTTTAGATATGTTAAAAGCCTTTGGTCTAAAACCAATACCATAGTTCAAAGGTATAACATATGGTCTTACATAAAACTTATTAATCTTTAAGAAATCTATACTTGGTATATTATCCAAAAGAGCGTATAAATCTGAGATTCTTACTGTACCACCTATATCTGAAGCTTGAGCATTATAGGTTGTATATAAAGCAGTTCTAATGTGAGTAAGTATATCGGTAGATTTATAATTAGGTTTACCGGTTATATCAATATCTAGTACTATATCTGAAGTACCCAAAGAATACACCTTTAATATAGTAGTTACTGGTAAATAGGGGTTTAACTTATTCCATACCATTTGCTTCAAAGTATTAGAAGCCTGCAAATCCTCATTTACTGAAGTATCAGATGGGTATATGTATAAGGCTACTTTTCTACCGCATACCTGTTCTACTTTAGCTTTACCTACTCCAGGTACCATTAAAGCTAAGTCTTCATAATCTCTTTTAGTAATAGCTACACCTTGAGTTCTAGCTTGTAATGGTATACGATCTCTCATAGATTCTATAGTCTCATAATCAGAACCTCCTGTAGCAGGATATGGATTAGTGGTATCCATACCACTGATTAAAGTATTATCTATAGAACCAGCTTCTACATTACCAACTGAACCATAAGTAAGATAACAAGTAGCAGTATCTATAGTAGCTCCTGTTGGTATACTAGAACCAAAATTACCATCACCAAAAATAATGATCAGGTTATTAGAACTATCTACTTCTACTCTAAAATGTTTATCAGTAGGTTTAGAATAAGCAAAAGTTTCTACTAAAGTATAATGTTCTCCGTTTATTACTAAATCTAAAGAACCATGTTCATACATCTCACCAGAAGGTAATTCATCTGTATTAATTAATATGTTATTAGAATTTACAGGTATATTCATACCTTGTAAATTATCTAATGTATATAAACGATGTTGAACTATTGGTACAGTTACCTGACTAGTATAAGGAGGTATATAAACTTTAGAACTAACTGTCCAAGGTAAATTATTACTAGTGAACGTATAACCTTCAGCTATGCTATCAGAAATATTAGAACCGCTACTCGATTTATCTCCTCTGGTTAAAACCAAATCAACTGTAGCTGCAATAGCCCCCTTAGGATAATAACCAACTAAATTACCTAAAGCCTGTACTGAAGTATACCTTCTAGCAGTAGATAGGAAAAATTCTCTAGCTTTAGTATCTATGTAATAATGTATTACTTCAGCTATAGCTGCAAACATAGAAATTATAATAACTAGAATATTTCCTTCTGATACATCTGTTATTAACTGTCTACCGTTACTATCGGTAATAGATTTAAGACCATCTATTAATTTTTGCTTAATCTGTTGAAACGACCTTTGATATGGTGTGAGCCATGGATTTGTTATATTCATATATACATTTTAGTTTTAAAGTTCATAAGTTGCTCCTACTACATCACCAATATTAGTATCTTTTACAGTATAGTGAATTACTATAGAGAGCTTTGTATTTTGCCTGATAAGTTCTGTTTTAGTAATACTAATCCTATTCTCCCATTTAGTGAGAGCTTGTTTTACAAATTGGTTTACTAAAAAAGCCTGAGCTTGGGTATTTGGCTCCTCTATACATTCCCAAAGCCTGGTACCAAAATCTTCTTGCCTTATTCTAAAACCAATTTCGTATTGTATAACAGAATTTATATTATGTAATATAAGGTCTGGAGTACCGGTTACTGGATACCAGCCAGTCTCACCTCTAGTATTTTCAGTTAAAATAATTGGAAATAATACTCCTGACCCAATGATTTTTTCTAGAATATTTGCCATTAGTGTAAAAAGGTTTTATCTTCATAATCATCTTTATTAAATTTACTAAATGGGCTTGTAGAGGGTTGTAAATTAGGTGAAGTAGGTGAACCAGGAGATGAAGAAGTATGAGTATGAGTATTATAAGATGATCTTAATTGTTCTAATTCCTGTTGTAATTTATTTAACTTATTAGTCAACTCATCTATATTAACCAACCCACCTTTTTCACCATCATGCCCAAATATACCTTCTTTAGCATCAAGGAATATACTACCTTTAGATGAAATTTGTACATCACCCTCTTTACTAACAACCATAATATGGCCAATAGTATATACAGTTAAACACCCATTATCATCATCAAGGAATACCTTATTACCGGATGGAGTAACAAAACCAAGTACATTTGGTTTTGCCAATTCTTCAGGACATTCTTCTAATCCCCAACCACAATATTCCCATAAGGGTTTAGCTGGATTACCACATTCAAATGATACCCATACTATATCTTTTATTTTTGGAGTTAAGTATTTAAAACCACTATCCATTGAACCCTCCTGATTTACAGGCATAGCCCAATCGATAATACCTCCATATACTTCAGGTATAGCTACTTTAACTCTATTCATAGACAAGGGATCATCATTATCTACTACTATAGCCCTATATCTAGAATAATATCTACCAAAAGATTCTATACCTTGATCTACGATTACTTCTGTGTTATCCATAGTTACTTACTATAACGTTTATAATTTTCAGTTTTTCTACGAATAGATTCATATAACTTATTAGAATATACTGTCTTAAAGTTCTCATAATCAGAACCATGTTTTGGTGGATCCTTAGTATACCATACCTTAGATACTTTATCTCCATCCATATTAACATGCTTATTAACAGTACTCCTTTTAGCTCCTGGTTTATTACTAGATTTAAGATATAAGTTATAAGCTACTTCTGTAGCTATTTCTGTTTGTTCTCCTATATTACCAGCTTTAGAAGCAAAATACTCCATCTCATCCCTAGTAACCATGCTTAAATCAATATTTACTCCACCACTCTTAACCGGTTTTTCTTCTCCACCATCTTTAGCTCTCTTCCTTGGCTTAGATTTACCAACTCCAGCTTCTACACTATTTGTATTAGAAGCAGTCTTATAACCAGCAGGAGATAATGTAAGTGAACAAGTATAACCTTCCGGAGATAATCTATGTATTACTCTTTTTACATGATAATCTCCAGAACGAGAACCTATATTTTCTATATGTATTTTAGCAGAAGCCGTTAATGTAGGTCTACCAACTACTCTCATCTCAACCTCAAGTCTTTTTTCAGTAACTTTCCTAGTACGATTATTCATAGAGTGGTTCATGAGATATCTCATAAAAGCTCTCCTGGGATCATCTAAAGACCTACTGTAATAATCAGTCATTAATTGAACAGCAGATAATGGATACTTAGACCTTACTTTATGTACTATCTGTACTTGAACATTACCATGTGAAAAGAATCCTATGTGTTGTTCACGCTTAGTACTTGGTTTACTAACTAATACATAACCTTTATCTTTGAGGAATTTCTCTACTGAATATGTAAAATCACCACCTCTTAATGAATTAGCAGAACCATTCTTAAATACATAACTAGCTCCTATAGCTTTACCGTTACTATTATAAGCTGGTATATAGGTAGTACCTTTACCAACTAATTCAGATAGAGATTTAGTTTCAACCATTGGTCTATAAGTACCATTATCTATCATAACAGTATCATGACCAAAATATTCTTGAAATAAAGATTGTACTTTAGAAGGATTATTCTCTACTTCTTTAAATCTTTGTTTAAATTCCTTTTCACCTTGACTACCCTGGCCCATGTTCTTATTCCTTAATAAGCTCTGTACTAAATTAGTATGAACTTCTGGGCTCTCGGTTTTCATATGTTCATAATCCTCCTTAGCAGTTCTTTTAAATTCTTTATCTGCTTCAGCTTGTATTTGTTTTGGAGAAGTACTCGGTATATTACTTCTCCAATGTGTTTCCCAATAACCTCTCTCACTTTCTATATCTGGACTTAGATAATTAGGATTAGGTGAAGCTCTTAATTGATCTCCTTTCATAGCTGCAGCTTGTTCTGCTAATTCCTGTTCTGAACCCACTGATATACCAGTAGAAGTAGTCTTCATGCTTTTTCTAAAACCATCAAATGAACTTGAAGCTGACCTAGTAGCATTCTTAGTTCTATACTGAGTTTTGAAACTTATAGACAATACTTCACCATTTTCATGAGCATATACATAATTATGAACAGCCGGAGTAGAATAAGGTTTATTATGTATATATAAGGCTTCTCCTCTACAGTCTATGTACCAGGGACCTTTCTCTAATCTTTGTAAAGCCTTGTTTAATTGTACTAATGGATTATTACCAACGAATAAAGCTTCTGAGGTTAAAGCATCCCTTACTCTCTGATCCATATCTACTGGAGTACCAGTAAAAGAATTTGCAAATATTATAGTACCTTTACCAATAGGATGATCAGAAGTAGTAGTCTGTATTTGTTGAAATACTTGATGGTCAACAAGTTGTGATATTTTATTACTCATATTTTAAAAAGCTTCTATTATTACCGGCATTTCTAAATCGCAACCGTTCTCTAAGAACTTGTCTAGAGTTTTATTTTCATCTCCATTAGGTTTTACTGGTAAACTTAATAATAAGTCTGCTTTGATATCCAAACATACTAAAGTACTATGTACTCCCTGATCATCAAAATCAACATTATAGTCACGAACTTTTAAAGCTTTAGCCTCACTTGATACAGAAGTACCATCAGAAAATATATATCCCCATTGAACAAATATTTTCATATTAGTTGGAAAAGATTTTTCACTAACTACATCTGGATCTCCACAATCAAAAGTTATAGTACACTCATTATGTTTTTCTTCATCATACTTATATTGAAATTGGCTTATATACGCACCAAGAGGCACTCCAGTAATAGGATGTATAACTGGAGTGCCTACTTCGCTAAATATAGCTAAATATGGAGTAGCTGTACCATGATATAATATGGGTTTACTAGCTGGAGTTTTAATTTCCGCCATACTGAGGTATTCTTATTAATAAATCTGGATAAAACTGATTTATATCAAAGGGATTCTGTATGTTATTAGCTAAAGCTATGATATACCATAGACCTGAATCCTTATAATAAGTATTAGCAATACCTTGTAAGGTATCACCCTCTTTCACTGTATAGTTAAGATCATCTTCGGTAATAGCTACTTCTTCCTTAAGAGGTTCTAGACTTATAGAACCATCTGGGTATTCAACTACTACTGCAGAATCATAAGGACTTTTTACACTTGCCATAGTGATGACTGATTATTTTTCTGATTAACTATTTGATCTTTCTTATTAGTACCTATACCCTTAATACCCTCTAACTTAGTTGGATCATACATATTTGAATGTAATGGGTTAGTACTACTTACTCTAGAAAATATTAGTTCTTGGGTTGCTGACATTGGGTATAACATACCATTTTTCCATTCAGCTTGACTATTCCTACGATCTATATAACCATCCCTAAACTGTTTAAGTACATAGGTAGCAGAAGTTAATATAAAGTAGGCATTATCAAATAACCCAGAACCTCCCCAATCTAATTGTAAAATAGGAGGTCCAGCAGCATAACCATTTGACTTAGACCAAGCCTCCAATAATCTACACTTCTGTATAACCTCCCAGGGTCTCTCTGGATCATTACAAAACCATGAAACTTGAAGTTGTATCTTATCTTCAGCTCCAGTAAAATGGTACATTGGTACGTTTCTTCCAAAAGACTTAATAGCAGCCCAAGAAGTTTCACCATGATATTCAAGCTCCGGAGGTCTATTCTGAAGTATTATATATTGATAGGTATCACCTTCTCCGTTAAGATTAAATATGATTATCTCATTTCTAGTATGGTTCCTTGATCTTTGGTATATATCACTTCTTTCCTTAGGACCTCGGCTAACTTTAAAGGTTTTGGTATTAGGCTGATCACAAGGTAATATTTCAAAATTATCTCCACCAACATTACCAGTAGGTCTTGGGATCATATGATAATCTTGTACCTCTTTATGTTCTACCTTATTTAATAAAGTAGTTGGTTGACCTCTATATAGATCACCTTTACCAACAACATATTTACCTCTATTCGGTATATATCTCTCGCTTTCATTAGCATCATCCCTAGAAAGGCCTGGAGTTCTACCTATTGCAGGACCACCTAATTTATCTGATAATATTTTTAATCTCCAAGCTTTATTTAAATCTCCATTGGTTAACCCAGAAGTTCTTTCTACAAAGCCTTGTGATAGATCTGAAAATACTCCAGTTATAGTAGTACCTATTGAATTAATAGGGTTTAAAAAATTAACATTCCTAATAAACCTAGATTTATTTTGCCTATTATATAGCTGTTCTCTAAGTTCATAAGTATTAGATTTTAAACTAGCCATAGTATTTATCCAAATATAGAGAATGGGTTATTTTGATCACCGAAGAAAGCTAATAAACTATCACCGCCACTATTGCCCTCAACTGTAACATTTACTTCTG